TGTGCTAAAAGAACACGCGCTATCCACAACATGCGCCATCTGTAGTATCGGCACAACATTCTGAACAGAATGGTTCGTTGTCTTTCATGCAGTTGCGACACCCATACTCATCCATTGTGTTGGTGCATGGGTGTCCCTCGTATCCGAAACAAGTTATCTTTGCAAGTTCGTCTTGACTCATGTCCATCAAGTGCCGATACTTTAAGTAGATTTCTTGAGCCTCGTGCAATTGTTTATCCATTACTTGCCTCCATTTCTAGTGCTTCGGTGTCTGTCTTTCCTTCCTTGATACATCCAGCGCAGACATACCAGCCTCCATCTATCATGATGAAGTCGGCTACGCCTTCGCAATAAACGCACTCTTCATACATCGCTTTCCTCCTGTGATTTGATGAGTTCATCGATGTCTGGTTGGAGCCACGCTTCCAAGTGATGACCTTCAACTATGGCACGTGCTGGCGCAGTCGTTGAGCCACGCCAAGTCACTCCCTTTGGGAGTGTTATCTGTTTGTCATAGTCCTCATCACTGCATGCATAGATGGCTTCGATACATGGTTCCACCATGGTAAGTGGAACTGGGGGATAATGATTGTATTGCAATTGGATTGCGATTGATTGCCGAATGTCAATGACATTCTCTGCTAAGTCTTGCGACATGTTATTACCCATTGCTTTCCTCCTCTGATTTGATGAGGTCATCGACCTCTGGTTGGTTGCCTTGCTCTTCTACTTCGTAGAACATCTCGGCATAGTTCTGGTCTTGTTCCCATTCGCCTTGTTCAAAGGCGACATCTATTGCATCTGCCCGCGAGCTGGCTTCTACCTCTTGGTAGAACATGAACTCGCGCTTCTGCCATACGAGATACTTAGGCATACATTCCCTTCCTTTCTTCGTTTTCGGGATGCCAGAATGACTCCCGAACATCACGTCCGAACGCAACTTGCAACGCTTCAGCAACTTCTTTGCTGATGTCTGTGTATTCATTGCCGTATAGATAACTTGCTTGTGGAATAGACGGCACATCACTATCTTCGGTGTAATCACCGACAATCATGACTCTGTCGCCAGCCCATCGCCCAGACACGCTGGTCAATGGCAGGTCGCCACCACCACGAGCAGGGCTAGTCATCACGAGCAGATACATTGCATCGGCAATCGTTCCTTTGAACGCACCGAGTTGTTCGACTTGCTTTGCACCAAGCCCTATTCCATAGGGCTCAACACATTCTTTCTTATCGTGGTTAACGAGTATGTGATACTGACCCATTGTGTTTCTCCGTTTCTTTGATGGTGCTAATCACTTGATTAGCAATGATTCTGTGTGGGTAATCGCCCACGTTTGCAAGCATCTGGCGTAGTAGTAAAGCACCTATCTCTGACACTTTACTTTCTACGGCAGTAGCCATCTGGTCTATCAATACATCCCACTCCTCGCGGAGATAGGCGGTCGTTGCTATTAGGTCGCAGTCCAACTCTTTGACATCATCAACTAGTTGGTTCCACGAATCTTGGTCATTCTCAATGACCAAGAGCCAGTCGTTTGCGAACTGCTCAGCGAATAAATCGCTAAGCGATTTAGTTATCATCGGCATTAGATTCTTCCTTCCACTAGTAGCCCATCCAAGAAACCTTGTGTTTCTTGAATCACAATCGCGACATCATCCCTGCTAGGTGGCAGGTAAAACTTCGCGACATCAAGTGCTTCTATCATTGTCACAATCTGTGCTTCGGTGTAGCCCATCATCAGTATTCACATCCTTTGCATTCGGGACGGAGGCAGTCACCGCATGTGATGACCGCCTCAGTCGTGGTTTGGTTAGAACTACTCACGAATTGTGGTGTTCCAATAGTTATCTTCAGCAGAACTTTGTTCTGCTAAATGATTGCGCCAGTCCGTATCTCTACGCATTGCGCCAGCGAGAGCCCCGATTCCGAGGCACATTCCCGTATAACACAGGAAAAGAATTGATAGGATTAAGTCGTTATTCATTAGGCAACACTTCCTTTCAGGGTTAGGTAAGCCTTTGGCTCTACCTTGGCTATCTCGCTGGCTACCAGCGCGAAGTTTGGATAAGCCTTGAATGCTGATAGAATCTGCTCTATCTTCTTCGAAGACCTAGCGGTTGGTGTAGTGATACGAACTTTGGCAAACACACGCTTGTCATCTGCCTTTGCTACATGGACAACGCCGTTCTTCACGACTGCTGTCAGTGTCTTACTTTCAACTGTTCTCATTGTCTAGCCTTTCTGCCTCTCGGAGTTTCCGTTTCGGCGACATCTATCTAAGCAAATCTTTGATTTGCTATTCAATGAAAAGAAATGCATGCGCCTGCGAGCTATCAATAACCCATCTGCGACCTGCGTATAGCCCATCCGTCATGTGCCTATTACACATGTCGCGTGTGTCTGTATCGTGTGTGGCATGTGCCATGTCATGTGGTTCATGTGTTGCGTCATGTGTAATCATGTGAAGACACGCCGTATTTACGCTCAGTCAGACGGCTGGATTTGACATGAGGGGCAGGCTTAGTGTAAAATTCTCCTCGTCGCTGAATGGTTCAGCAGACAGAGAGGCAAGGCAATGGCAACAACAGCGTGGACACATGACAACATGATGGTGAACCTCACGGCATACGTGCAGGACGCAAAGCACGAGTATGGAATTCCTAATCTCGACTGTGCGCCCGACTGTGAGTTGGTTCCTGTTAAGTTCGCACAGATTGGCGACCTAGTTCCAATCGGTAAGGGTCGCGTAGGCGTAGTGTTTGACATCGCGGAGAATCGCGGGGTCGCGGAAGTCAGCATAGTTTCATCGAATCTTCGCGTGGTATTGAAGAGGGTTCGCGTATGAATCTCGTCGCGTCATTCAGGCGGTTTACGTGGAGATACGCTCGCTTCATTCATCGGGCGATTGACAGGCGCGTGAATGCGAGAGAGTATCAACGCGGTTCATAGATAGTCAGCGGACGCACACGCGTCATTAGCACATGATGGTGTGTTTTGTCAAGTTGAGCGTAAAATTTTGTGGGGCAGGGGGCGACCTCTGCCCCTTTTTTTGTGCTCGCGCCCTACGCGACCCCAGGGTTTTTAACTCACACCCCCCCCTGTCCCCCCACTATCAACCAAAATATTTTCACCAGAAAACCAGCTCTGACCAGCACTTTTGTTATACCAAGAAAAAAAGTTTGATTTACCCCTTGAAACACGCCGAAGCTCTAGCCCCCTATATAAGTGTAACGGCTGAGTTCCACGAAGCCGTAGAAGGCAGGCTTTCTGCCTGCCTAATGAAACCCTTAAGCTTTGGTGGGGATACCTCTGTCTATCCCCCTGTAGACCTCTACAGGTACAGGAGATGACTTGGAAAGAAATTTAACCCCCGAAGAAGCCAGGAAAGAACTAATAGACCAGGTCCGCCAAGGGCGGACTATTACCGATGCATTAAAGGTTATTGGTCGTTCTCGTTCTTGGTATGACACTCAACGGCGAGAAGCCGAAGGCTTCTCTGCTTATATAGATAATGCTCGGTTAAGAACCTCTGACCTGGCAGATGAAGCTCGCTCTGGTCTAAACGACTTCGCGAGCTTTTCTGAGAAATACCTGGGAGCTAAAGTCTGGGACCACATGCTTAACGTGGTCGATATGTTGGAAGGTAAGGAACCTCGCTGGATACACCAAGCGATGACTTACGAAAAAGGGTCGGCGGGTTTGTCCCGCCTCTTGGTAAATGTTCCTCCAAACCATGCCAAGACCATGACCATCACGATTAACTACGTTACTTACCGCGTAGTTAAAAATCCCAACATCAATGTGATTGTTATTTCTAAAACCCAAGAGCAGGCAAAGAAGTTTCTTTACGCTATTAAGCAACGCCTGACTCATCCTCGGTATGCAGACCTACAAGCAGCCTTTGGTCCTACCGATGGGTATAAAGCTACCGCCGACATGTGGTCGGCTAACAAAGTTTATCTGGGTGCGGATGTCCGCGAATCAGATGCCAAAGACCCAACGATTGAAGCAATCGGTATGGGCGGTCAAGTATACGGAGCACGTGCTGACTTAATCGTACTTGACGACGTTGTTACGTTATCCAACTCAGCAGAGTGGGCGAAACAACAGGAGTGGATTCGCCAAGAAGTTGCCAGCCGTCTTCCACCAGGTGGAGGGCAGCTTCTTGTCGTTGGTACTCGCGTTTCGGCAGTTGACCTCTATAAAGAACTACGAAACCCACAACATTACACGGACGGAATCGTACCGTGGTCATACTTGTCCATGCCTGCCGTATTAGAATACGCAGACGACCCGAAGGATTGGAAAACCCTTTGGGCTAAATCAGAGCAACCTCTTATCGAAGATGATATCCCAGATGAGAATGGGAACTTTGACCGATGGACAGGACCGCGTCTAACCGCGGTCCGTAATGAGGCTGGTCCATCCAAATGGTCTTTGGTTTACCAGAACCTCGATATAGCAGAGAATGCAATCTTCGACCCGATGTGCGTTAGAGGCGCAGTCAACGGAATGAGAAAATCGGGTGCGCTGGTTGCAGGCGCTGCTGGTCATCCAGATTCACCGCAGAACTTCTACCGAGTTATCGGTATTGACCCTGCTATGTCTGGTGATACCGCAGCAGTAGCTTATGCAGTCGACCGCAGAACACAAAAGCGCTATGTCATGGACGTTTACGTCATGAGCAGCCCCACACCTGCAGCGATTCGCTCTCTAATTCGAGAATGGACGGATGCTTACAAGCCTCATACTGTCATCGTTGAATCCAACGCATTTCAGCTTTTCCTAACCCAAGACGAGGAAATTAGAAACTTCCTCGCAACTCGCGGCATTGCATACCGCCCACACTACACAGGTAATAATAAACAAGACCCAGAGTTTGGTGTAGCTTCTCTGGCTCCGTTATTCGGAACCGTTACTAAACGTGATGGCAACAATAACAACTTAAAGCATGCTGCCGATAACATGATTGAGTTACCAGACTCTTCACGAAACGAACATGTAAAGAAACTAATAGAGCAATTGGTTGTTTGGCAACCAGGGGTTCAAGGTAAGAAACTTAAGATGGACGCTGTAATGGCGCTCTGGTTCTGTGAGATTGTAGCCCGTGATGTTTTGTTAACATCTTCAGGTATACCAAATTTCTTGAAAAATGAATTTACCCCACAAAAAGCAATAGAGGACAGATACATAATTAACTTAGATGATTTAGCTGCCTCCCAGCGAATAGCGAGATTGTAATAATGAGAGAACTTGTACAAGCATACGAGCAAATAAAGACTCGTAATTCCGAGCGCGATAAACGCATGCGCGAGGTTGCATTGGTCCGTTCTGGAAATGCCGACCAAGTATTTAGAGGATTGTTTCCTGAAGGAAACTGGTCCAAGCCTATCATTGCCAACCTCATTGATGTTGTTGCTCGTGATGTTTCTGAACAGGCAGGTGTGCTACCTACCATAACAGCTGCTGGAGATTCATCTCTTGATGATAACCAGCGTACCAAATCTGATAAAAGAACTAAGATTGCTAACTACTATGTAGCAGCATCCAAACTTGGTATAGAGCTTCTGCGTGGCGCAGACCAGTTAGGCACTTACGGATTCTGCATACTTAGAGTAGAACCTAACTTCAAAGAAAGAAGACCACACATCCATGTCGAGAATTCCATGGGTGCATATTATGACGTAGATAGATTCGGAGAAGTATCTGTTTATTGTCGTGCTTACTATCGCAAAGCTGGTGACTTAGCAGCTAAGTTCCCAGAAGTAGCAGATAAGATTTTAATTAGCAGCGCATTTGGTAATCGTGCAGATTCCAACCAACTTATCGAAGTAGTTAGATGGACTGATAAAAAGCGCACTGTAATGTTTATTCCAGAACGCGGAGGTCTTGTACTTGCCGAAACACCAAACAAAATCGGTAGAGTCCCGATTGCGATTGCTCAGCGTCCTTCGCTTGATGGCGAAACAAGAGGCGCATTCGACGATGTTCTGCCAGTGTACGCAGCGAAAGCCCGCCTTGCGTTGCTCACTATGGAGGCTGTTCAAAAGTCTGTTGAAGCTCCTCTTGCTCTTCCCAATGATGTTACTCAGCTTTCCATTGGTCCTGATTCGGTTATTCGTTCGAACAGTCCTGAGAAAATACGTCGTGTAAACCTAGACGTACCGCAATTTGCATTTGCTGAAAACAATGTTTTAGCAGATGAAATGAGATTAGCAACCCGCTTCCCACAATCACGTGTTGGTGAAGCAGAAGGTTCTATCGTTACTGGTCAAGGTGTTAAAGCACTTATGGCTGGATTTGATTCACAAATTAAAGTTGTTCAATCAATCCTTGGTGAAGCAATCGGCGAAGCAATATCCATTGCATTCGCTACAGATGAAACATACTTTACTGATGTTACTCGTGAAGTATCTGCAACAGCCAATGGCGTTCCATACAAATTAAAATACAAACCATCAAACGACATCAACGGAAACTATGGAGTAACGGTTGAATACGGTTTGATGGCAGGTCTTGACCCTAACCGTGCATTGGTATGGGGTCTACAAGCACGAGGCGACAAGCTAATCTCTCGCGGGATGCTACGTCGTAACTTACCGATTTCGCTCAATGCTGGAGAAGAAGAGCGAGCAATCGACATTGAAGAGATGCGTGATTCACTTAAGTCATCTATCTCACAACTTGCTCAAGCAATACCAATGATGGTAACGCAAGGACAAGACCCAATGTCAGTTGTTGAGAAAATGGCAACCGTTATTGATGAACGTAAAAAAGGCACACCGCTAGAAGATGCAGTTGCTAAAGCGTTTAAGCCAAAACCAGCACCACAAACACCTGAAGCTCCAGAGATGGGGCAACCAGAAGAGCCTATGGGTATGGGTGGCGAGATGCCACCAATGCAGCAAGGCAGACCAGCAATGCAAGAACTGCTAGCAGGTCTTACTGGTGGAGGAAATCCAAATCTAGCAGCGAGAGTCACTCGCCAAATACCAGCATAATAAGGAGAAACAATGTTCGGAAGACAAGGAAAAGCAGCTAAAGCTCCAGTTCACCCAGGACACCAAGGCAAGAAGAATGGTGGCAAGGGAGTAGGACTAGGACAGGTCGCTAAAGCCCCAACACCTAAAGGTATCAAGGGCAACAACACAAAGCTTAAGTAAGGATAACCATGGCGAAAAAAAAGTATCCCAGGAAATTTCGCCAAGCTAGAGCAGCAGCAAAACCCGCTGCCAAGGCAGCGTTTCCTGGCAAAGTAAAAGCCAAAGTAAAAGACCCTACGGTCAAGTATTCTGCTGACGACGCTAAAATTCTTAGAGAGATTAAGGATGAAGCTAAGAGAGGTTATATTACCGATGATAAAGGTAATAAAGTTTACTCTAAGCCTACCGAAACAGCTAAAGAACGTATTGCTCGTGAACGTGCAGAAGCTATGCGTAAGTTCCGTGAGGATATGGACAAGATTGCAGAAGAAGATGGCAAGAAACCAAAGAAGAAACTTGCTGCAAAAAGCGCTGCAGAAAAAAAAGCCGCTGCAGCAGGTAAAGCAGCAGCAA